CGGCGATGTCGCCGGGCTTCCGGTAAGCCGGCTGCAAGTCGCGATCGACGCCCGCTGGACCTTGGCCGGCTTTGCCGCCGGCTATTGCTTCGGCATCGGCAAAAACGGCGCCTTGACCGCCGAAACCGTCGACGATCCCTACCGCACCTTGATGGAATCGGTCGAGTCCTTTACCGGCCTGCTCAAAACCGGTATCAGTTACGAGCGTAACTATCAGCGTACCGCCAGCGGCCAGCTTTATGTCTCGGCGCTGCCGGGCCGAACGGGGATCGCCGATGCGAAGGACGCGTATCTGGTTCCTGGTAACATCACTGACGTGTCTGCTGGCCGCCGCACCCACTAGAGCGCAAACCGCCGGCACCACCGGCGGCGCCTCGCAAACCTTTCACCTGCCGTCGACCGCCGCCACCACCAACGCCACGGTGATAAAAAACTCGGTCGGCAACGTCTACGCCGTCATCGCCATCAATATCACCACCTCGGTGTTTTTCCTGAAATTCTACGACAAGGCGACGACGCCGAGTTGCAACGGCGACCCGGTGAAGTTGACCTTGCCGATTCCGTTCGGCGCCACCAACTCGGGCGGCGGTTTGGTGGTGCCGATCCCGGTCGGCGTGCAGTTCTTCAACGGCATCAGTTTTTGCGTCACCGCCAATGCCGCCGATAACGACAACACCGCCGCCGCCGCCGGCGTCACGCTGGGGGTGATCTACCAATGATGCGCACGCTGGCCCTCCTGCTGATCGCGGCCGCCGCCTTGACCATGCCGGCGTCGGCCGACTTGACCACCACCGGGATCGGCAGTTCCGCCGGCAACGGCGGTGGCGGTGGCGGTGGCTGTAGCGGCACCGGCCTTGATTTCTCGGTCGCCTGCAACTCGCAATACCTGATCTATTGGAGGGTCTAGGTGCGCGCGCTGGCGCTCGCGGTGGCCCTGCTCGCCAGCCCGGCATACGCCGGCAACGTCGCCTTGCAGCTAAACGACGTCGGCGTCGCCGGCCTGGAATCGGCGCTCGAGCTCGCCCGCAAGCACGGCTCGATGCACGACGCCGACATGGCGGTGTCGATCTACAACGCCCTGCAAGCCGCCAAAATCCAGGCCATGCAAGACGACGCCGCCCGCCTCAAAGAACTCGACTCGCTCAAACGCCAGCTCGAAACGCTGAAAGCCAAACCGCCGGAGAAAGCACCATGAACCGCTTAGGTGCCGCGCTTGCGCTACTGCTGTCGTTGGCAACGCCGGCCTTGGCCGATGTGCTGATAACGCCGGGCACCACCACCACCATCTTTGACTTTACCTGCTTTGCCACCAAGCACTGCCCGATCGCGGTGCTGACCGATACCGCCGGCGCCTCGCTCGCCACCGCGCCCGGCACCCCGAACGCTGCCTTCGCCCTGCCGGTGCAGGGCGTCACCGGCGGCACGCCGCAGCCGGTGTCGCAGTCCGGCGCACCATGGAGCGTCAACGCTACCCTGCAGGCCGCCGCCACCACCGCCATCGGCAAAGTCGATCCCAATACCCCGGCAAACTGGGCGCTCGGCGCTACCGGCGCCGCCGTGCCGGCCAACGCCAGCTATTTGGGCATCAATGTCGGCGGCAATCTCACCGGCTGGAACGGCGCCGTCAGCAACGCCGGCACCTTCGCGGTGCAACTGACCGGCGCCACCAACAACGTCAACAATGTTACCGGCACGGTGTCGCTGCCGACCGGTGCCGCTACCGCCGCCAATCAAACCACCGCACTTGGCATTATCGGCAACTCAAACTCCGGTACCGTGGCGCACGGTTGCTTGATCGCCGGCTATTCCGTCCTCGGCTGCCTCGGCCAGATCGACGACGATGTTAAGGCCACTGGTAACGTCATCGGTGCGCCAAATATCACGCTGACGGACTGTTCAGGTAGCATTGCCACGGGCGGCTCGCAACAGAGCGCTATTACAACGCAGACGACGCTGCACGGCTTCACGCTGGCAAATATCGACAACAGCGCGGGGTCCGGCGAGCTGATTTGGTTTAGCTTCACCGGCACCGCCGCTGCGGCTACTGCCGGCTCTTATCCACTCGCGCCAGTTTCTGGCACAATAACGGGGCCTTATACGTGGACTTCTCCAGTCGGCATGGGGACGAACCACGCCGTGTCGATTATTGCCGCCACCACCGGCCATAAATTCTCGTGCACTTGGTGGTAAAGTGAAACGGTTTCTGAGCGGCTTTGCACTGCTGCTGTTCGGCTTGTGGTGCCTCGCCCCGCAGGGCGTGGGGCATGTCAAGGCGCAATTCGATCAGGACTGTGGCGGTTCTGGTTTCTGCGCCCAAGGCGTATCTCACGGCGCGCCGCCGACCGTATGGAACGCCGCAACGGCCGTGAACGGCATGGTCGTCTCTGGCGGCGGCCTGGTTGCCAATGCCAATGGCAACTCCAATGCTACGGTTTACACCAACAACAGTCACAGTTCTGGAAAGTTCTATTTTGAGGTTACGTTAACGACCTCTAATTTCAAGGGATCGATAGGTATTTGTAGCCCGACTTTTCCGGGCGGGGCGCAACTTGGTGACGATGGCTTTCCCTCTCAAAGCATGGGCTGGATAGATGCTAATGGAAAGTGGGAAGCAAACTCAAATTCCGGCACCACATTTGCCTCCGTTGTGTCGGGCGGTGTTGTCATGGGTCTTGCAGTCGACCTTACCGGCAAATTGGCGTGGGGAACGATAAATGGCTCGACGTGGAATGCGGGAATCGGCGGCAGCCAGAATCCCAGCACGCCGGTAGGCGGCCTTGACATCAGCAATATCAATGGCGGCGGCTTTATGCCTGGGGGGCCGCCGTATTTTGCCGCAGTTAGTTCGTCACTTGACGTGTTTACTGCAAATTTCGCCGGACCGTTTACATACGCCATGCCGACAGGGGGGTACAGCAAATGGTAAGGATGATCTTACTGGTCATCGGCATTGCTTTGCTGGTTATCGCCTGGAAGCATGGCGGCTACACTCCTAGTGGAACGGCAACGGCTTTGACCGCCGATGACGGTGTAACAGCATGGACAGCAGATGATGGCACGACGGCTTGGACAAATTAGTTTAGCGTTACTGCTGGCGCTGGCGCCAACGGCAATCGAGGCCGGCAACTACAACGCTTTCCCGATTCCTAATACGCAGGGATCGACCTCACAATTTCTCGGCGGCGAGCCGAGCGCTAATACATCTCGCAGTCTTAAGCAGCGTTTCGGTGGCGACGATGTACTTTACGCCAAGGATTTCGGCGTTGTCGCAGATGGTGTGACGGACGACACCGCGGCACTCCAGGCTGCGGTGAATGCTGCGATTGGAATTACTTGCTGTGGCGGCTATGCAAGCGGCGGCACCGTTATTCTGCCGCGCGGCACCATCCAGCTAACATGCAATATCGTCAATCCGTTCAGCGGAATTTTATTTCCTTCCACTGGCGGACAAGTGACGCTGATCGGCCAAGGCTCGAACGGCGGCGCTTTCGGCACCACAATTCGCGGCGACTCAACTACTTGCGCCAACAAGATTGTGATGGATCAGCCGGACTATAGCCCGAACTTCACGCGGGTTGACAACAAAACCTATATCCCAGGCCTGACCGTGCTGTGGGGCGGTAATCAAACCACCAACAACTCAAGCAGTAATTCGACCACCATCCCCCTAAGCAATACCCACGGCATTCTGGTCGGCTCGGTCGTCACTGATACTACCACGCCGCAGAATTTTACCGTGAGTTCTGGCACCTACAACAACGGCACCGGCCAGGTGGTGCTGACCATCTCCGGCGGCACCATTGTCTCGACCAACCCAATCACGGTGACTGGCCTGACCGCAACCGGGGCTGGCTCCGGTAATGTCGGCAGTCTCAACGGCGGTTGGACAGCAGTAGCAACCACCAACTCAACCACTGTTACCTATAACGGCGCTGCCAGCCTTGGCACCATGACTATCACCGGCGGTGCCGTCCGGTTGAGCAATGCCATATTCGCCGGCAGCGCCACGGTTTCAACCGTCAATGCAGGCACTAGCATCGTAGTTAACAATGCTGCGACTGTGCAGAGCGGCGATACAATAAATTATCAAACGCCGGTCGTGGTAACTGCTCTTAGTTCTCAAACTAACGGTGTCGTCGGCGCGACGGCGAGCGTTTCACCGGATATTTCGACGCTGGCAGTAGGCCAAACTGTGACCGATGGTGCCGTGACATGGGGGATGATCGCATCAGGCTTTACCAATTATGGTTCAACTTGGCAAGAAATGCGCGGCGTTTACGTTGTCAACACAAATACATCCAGCGGATGGGCAGTCCGCCTGGATCGCGCCCTGGGCGGTGGTGGTGGCCTAGAGGACTGTCAAGTCCAAGGTTTTAACGGGCTTCACGCAGCAAACAACGTATTCGGCCTAAAGGTTCGAGAGTGCGTCATCATATCTGGAAGCGGCCAAGATGGCGTCTATGGTAGTTACGGCGTTATCTGCGGGCAATGCTGGATGGAGGACATAACGCTCTCGGCCTTTTGGGTTGGCCTAACGAGCTACAATGTTGGTGTGACATTCATCAATGGCCATGTCGAAAATAACAGCACAGCATTTATAATCGGCCAAGACCCCACTGGCGCGGTCAGTACCAGCGGCGCGCATGTTATTGGAGCGCAATTCGAGCGAGACAATACCGATTTTGATGTCAAGTTGTGTGGAGGTTGTCTTTTCTCTGGCAATACAATGACTGGAGTAACCGGGGCGGCTGTCCCAGGAAATGCTCCTGGCGGTCAGTACACGGGTAACACACACAGCGGAACTAACATTATCGACGGTATGAACTCGACCGCCGGGTTAGCAATTAACAATGGCTTTACGTGCGGGACTTGCGGCGCAGGCACGCTTATAACGAGCGTCGACAGTCAGGTTCAGGTCCATGTATCGGTAGTCTCGACTGGAAATGCCACCGGAACGGCACTCACAATCAGTCCAAATACTGTCTATGCTGGTATGATTAACGAGGCGGGATTTGAAGGCGCTCTTATCGCTGGCAATACTTGTGGCATGGCAGCAAGCCGTGCTTGCTGGGATTTAGGTTCAGGCGGCGGCATATCTGTCGTATTTACGGGTAATCTGACGAGCGTTAGCGGCACAGGTCCGGCATGGATCATGCCAACGAGCAGTCGGAGCAGTTACACCTTCTGCGGCAATGACAGCCCCTGGAACAACTGCCTCGGCGGCAGCGTACCGATTGTGCAAGCCAATCTGCCGTCGTGTGCCGCCGATACCGATGGCTGGGCCATCTCGATCAAGGATGCAGCGAGCCCGACGTATAACTCTCCGATTGGCAGCGGCAGTTCTCGGGTGATTGCATTCTGTGTTAACGGAACAGGCTGGCTGGCGCACTAAATCTCAGGCGCGCGCCCCGTAGCGCACCAGATCAAGGATCAGGCGGCGCAGCGCGTCGTCGGTGATCTTGGCGAAATTGCTGCACAGCGCCACGCCTTCCTTGGTCGATAACAGGTTGCCCCACGGCAGCGCCGCCGCGCCAGTCTTGCCGCCGGCGTCCGGCCCGCCATCGAAAAACGCTGCTACTGGGACTTGCAGCAAGTTGGCAGCGGCCTGCATCTTGCTGGCGCTCATGCGGTTGCTGCCGTTCTCGTATTTCTGCATTTGCTGGAACGAGATGCCCAGCGCCTTGCCAATGACGGTCTGACTGACGCCGCGGATCAGGCGATGCTTTTTGAGTTGCGCCCCGACATGCAGGTCGGTCGCCGTCGCCCTCTTGGTGCGCTTCTCCATGGGCCGCAACTTAAAGCTTTTATGCGGCGGCGCAAGGGTTAATTGAATCAGCCGGCGGTTGCCCGCTAGATGTGGTATGGCGCCGGCCACCTCCCCCTGGATATTGTGGTTTCGGCGCGATAGCCTGTCGCTCGCCATGGTCGAAAAACGCGACAAAAATCTGCGCGAGGAAGCGTCCGACGGCGATGACGACGACGCCCCGGCGCAGACCGAGGAACGCGATCGCGAACTGTCGGGCGATGAGGCGATCGAAACCGCCTGCCTGAAACTGTATGCCGAAATCGAAAAAGGCTTTGCCGACCAGTGGGAGCGCGGCAACGCTCAAATGGACTACTGGGACATTTATCACTGCCTGCTCGGTCCCAAGCAGTTCTACTCCGGCAATTCCAAGATTTTTCTCCCCATCGTGCATGACGCCGTCAACGCCCGCAAAACCCGGTTCGTCAACCAGATATTTCCGCAGAGCGGCAAGCACATCGATGTCATTGCCGCCGAGGACAAGCCGACCGGGCTGATGTCGCTGTTGGAGTTCTACATCCGCAAAGCCCGCCTGCGCACCAATGCGATCCCGGCGCTGGTCCGCAACGGCGACATCGAGGGCCAATACAATCTCTATATCCGCTGGGTCCGCAACGAGCGCCACGTCGCCATGCGGGTCAAGAAAAAGCGCAAGGTCGATGACCTGGAAATCGACGGCGACGACTACGACGACATTGTCGAGCAAAAAATTGTTCACCAGTATCCCGTGGTCGAGGTCATTGCCGATGCCGACGTGCTGGTGCTGCCGGCGACGGCGTCGTCGATCGAGGACGCCATCGACCAGGGCGGCAGCGTCACCATCATTCGGCGCTGGTCCAAGACCAAAATCCGCCAACTCATTCGCGACGGCGAAATCGACAAGGAATCCGGGCAGGCGCTGCTCAAAGGCATGGCGCACCGCGAACGCCAGCAAATCCCCGACAAGCAGAAAAACGTCGCCGACTCCGCCGGCATCAAGAACGCCGATCGCAAGGCCACCGCCTTGGTCTATGAAACTTGGAGCAAGCTAAAGGTCGACGGCGAGCGTCGCATTGTGCGAATTTATTTCGGCGGCGATCCGCCGCTGCTCGGCTGCAAGCTCAATCCGTACTGGTGCGACAAGGTGCCGTTGCTGTCGTCGCCGGTGGAAAAAGTCGAGGGTGCGTTCAAAGGTGTTTCAAAGATCAAGTTCGTCGAAACCATGCAGTACGCCGCCAATGATGCCGTCAACGAAGGCATGGACTCGGCGGCCTATGCCTTGCTGCCGATCATCCTGACCGACCCGGAGAAAAACCCGCGGGTCGGCAGCATGGTGCTCAACGTCGCCGCGGTATGGGAGACATCGCCGAAAGACACCCAGTTCGCCCAGTTTCCGCAACTGTGGAAAGAGGCGTTCGGCATCGTCGGCTCGTGCAAGGACCAGATATTTCAGACCCTCGGCGTCAATCCGGCAATGATGCCGCAGCAAGTCACCGCGCCCGGCAAGAAACCCAATCAGGCGCAGATCGCCAACGAGCAGCAAGTCGACATGCTGACCACGGCCGACGCCGTCACCTCGCTCGAGGGCGAGATTTTGACGCCGATGCTGCAATGGTTCGTCTGGCTCGATCACCAGTTCCGCGACGATGACATGACGATTCCGGCGTTTGGCGACCTCGGCATCCAGATGGTGATGGATCGCATCGAGCCGATCCAGATGGACCGCCGCTTTGAATTCCGCTGGTTCGGCGTCGAGCAGGCGCGCAACCAGCAGCAAATGCAAATGCAGATGGCCGGCCTCAACATGCTCAAGGGCATTCCGCCCAACATGTTCCCAGGCTATCGCATCCAATTGGCGCCGGTGATTTCCAATTTCGTCGAGAACGTTTTTGGCCCGCGCCTGGCGCCGCGGGTGTTCGAGGACGTGCGCAAGCAACTCACGCTGGAACCGGAGTTCGAGAACAAGATTCTGGCTGCCGGCATGCCGATGCACACCCACCCGCTCGACAACGACGCCCAGCACATGCAGGCGCACATGAAGGAGTTTCAGGAAAGCGGCGATTATACCGGCATGCTGCGCGACCACATGATGCAGCACCAGATGCAGATGCAGCAAAAGCAGCAAGCCGCCCAGGCCGCGCAACAGCAGGCCATGCAGCAACCGATGCCACCGCAAGGCCAAGGGCCGGGAGGCCGCGGGCCGCGGCAGGGCGCCGCCGCCCAGGCGCCGCGCGGCGGCCAGCTACCGCCGGGCGCAGTGCCGCGCGATCAGATGGCGCTGGGGCCGCCGCGGGTGCGAGGGGCGGCCTAGATGGACATCAATTTCGAGGTTTGCCTCGATCTGGTCATGGTCGATTTCGAGCCGCCGGGGTTTGGTTTTAGCCAAAGCGAGTACGACGCTTGGCGCAGCTTGCTGCGGCAGCCCCGCGCCGATATTGCCACGATGCCGCGCCCCGATCTGGTGGCGATGTTCCGGCAGCAATACTGGGTGCCGGAGTGCCCGGTGCTGCCGATCGGCACCGACTATTTGTTTTTCGACATGAAAGTGAAGCTCGGTTCCTACATGGCGACGAAGTTGTTGCAGGTCGCGCTCGGCAAGGGCGTCGACGGCGAGGACATCCCGCCTGACGGCCATTTCGGCCTGATAACCATGGCGGCGGCAATGAAAGCCGACCCCAGGTCGGTCAACGACAAGCTGCCGCTGATAAAACGCCAACTGCCAGCCAACACGGCGCCGCCGAATCTCAAGGCCCAAGCGGTCTACGACCGCGCGCTGCTGATGCTCGGGGTGAAACCATGAATCAAGAGGTAACGTCATGGCAAGACACCCAAAAATTGTTGGCTTTCATCGTGGTCATCGGCTTTTTCGCCTTGACCTTCCTGTGGCTGTTCTACCCGCCCAAGGGTGATGCTGGCGCCATGGCGGTGCTGAACATTTTGATTGGCGCTGACGCCGCCATGGCGGGAACCGTGATCGGATTTTATTTCGGTTCGTCGCGCAGCGCCGCCAACAAGGACGAAACCATCAAGCAACTATCGCTGACGCCACCAACCCCGCCAACGCCGCCGAAAGTCTAAACCTCATGGAGTTCACCATCATGCCAGATCAGCCTGAGCAGGACCGCAATGACGCCGTCGAATTGGCCAGCGCGCTGCAAAACCGGGTCGACGATATTTTTGCCGAGAACTCGTTTTTGCGCGCCGAGGCCGACTCCTTGCGCGCCGAGGCCGCGGCGCTGCGCGATGAGAACGCCGCGTTACGCAACCAAGTCGAGCAGCGCACCCGGCAGCGTGACGCCAATTGCAACGCGCTCGGCGTGCTCGATGACGCTATGCGCAAGATTCATGCGACCTCGACCGAGGCGATGCGGGCGCTGCATCCGCGCGAGAAAGAACGGCTGCCGACCCCGGTTGCGGTGGCGGCGGCGCCGCTGCCGCCCGGCAGGCCGAGCGCTGCCGCGATCCCGATACCTACTATGGCTAGTAGGTCGTCGCCCCATTGACACTATATCTGGTATGGCCGTACAAAGTATTGCTTGAGTAGCGAGTGGCGGGCGTAACCCGCCGCCTTCGATTGACGGGCGTTACCCGTCACATGGGGCACGTATGGCCAACGACCCGGACGACGAACTTGAGCTTGAGGTTGATGCGCCTGCCGGGGCCGATCTTGAGGACGAAGGGCTAGACACCGACGAGCAGGGCGAGCCTGCCGAAGCCGAAACCCCGCCCCCCGATCAGGCCGCGCCGCAAGGCGATCAGCAGCAACAACAAGACCGTCAGCCGGAACCGCCTGCGAGGGCGGCAACGCGCGGCGAGAATCGTTTCCAGACCCTGCGGAACGACAACCAGCGGCTAGACCGCGAGTTGGCCGAAACCCGCCGCCGTCTGGACGAAATCACCCGCACGATGCAACGGCCAGCCGGGGAAACCCCGGAATCGCGTGCGCAGCGTCACGCTTTGATGACGCCGCAAGAAATTATGCAGGAAAGCCTCCGCGAGTCGGAGGCCCGCATGGCGCAACAGTTGCAGACCATGCAGATGCAAAATTTCGATGTGGCGGACAGAACGGCGTTTCAGGCCAAGGCCGCCAGCGATCCGGTCTATGCGAAATACGGCCCGAAAGTCGAAGGCAAGCTTGCTGAAATGCGCGCCCGCGGCCAGAACGCCGAGCGCGATGTAATCCTCAAGTTCCTGATCGGCGAAGCCGCGCTGGAACGGCGGGGATCAAAGGAAGGCAGGCGCGAGGTGCAGCAGGCTGCCCAGCGCGTGCGTGCCCAGCGAGTTCGCCCGGCCAATTCGGGCTCCGATACGCAAACCGAGCGTCGGCAGCAATCGAGCGTGGAACGTCGGCTAGAGAACGTCCAGATTTGACGGAGCGCGCCGATGCCCACGAACGTATCAACCAGCTTCGCGGCTGACATCGAATCCTATATCGCCGACCAGACCCTGCCGCTGACCCGCCGCCAATTGGTGGTTTATCAGTTCGGTGATCCGCTGACCTTGCCCAAAGGTCGCGGCGTTACCTACACCGCCACCCGCTACAACCGCGTGCCGCTGCCTTATGCGCCGCTCAGCGAGGGTGTGCCGCCGATCGGCGAACTGATGACCATCCAGCAGGTCACCGCCACCGCGCTGCAATGGGGCGACAAGATCACCATTACCGATGTGGCGGAACTCACCATCAAGCATCCGCTGTTCAAAAAGGCCACCGAGCTGACCGGCCTGCAAGTCGCCGAAACTTTGGAGCGCAACACCTTTAACAACTTGCTGGGTTTCACCCAGGTCAACTACGTCAATTCGCGCGGTGCCCGCGCCTCGCTGGTGGCCGGCGACGTCATGAACACCCATGAGATCAATCGCGGCTATGCGATGCTGACCAATCTCGGCGCCCCGCGCTTCATGGGCGACGAACTGACCGACACCAAGCTCGACGCCAATGCCGGCGGCCAGCGCGCCTCGGCAAATCCGCGCGGCATGCCGCACTATGTCTGCGTCTGCCACGCCTTTGTCGCCGCCGACCTGCGCGAGAACCAAGCCATTCAGTATGCGTGGTCGCATTCCGACATCAACCGGCTATACAACTTTGAGCTCGGCGAATGGTCGGGCGTTCGCTTCACCTGGTCGAACTTGGTGCCGACCTATGTGGGCACCGCGGCGCCGGCCGCGACCTCGTCGGGCACCGGCGGCTCGCTGCCGACCGGCACCTATCAGGTCATCGTCACCGGGGTCGACAGTCAGAATCAGTACGAGACCCTGATTTCGCAGACCCAGACCGCGCTTTCCGTCACCAGCCCGGCCAACATTCTGGTCACGGTGCCGTCGACGCCGGGCTACACCTATAACGTCTATGTCGGCAACGGCCAGTCGCCGGTCAATCTCGGGGTTTCGGCGCAAGGCCCAACCTCGGGGCCGTTGCAGGGTCAGGCAACGCAAATCCCGCCCGGCACCGCCGTCACCGTCAGCGGCATTGGCGCGTTCCAGATTCCGCCCGCGGCGCCAGCCAACGGCGTCACGGTGTATCCGACCTATATCTTTGGTCGCGGCGCTTACGGGCAGGTGATGCTCGACGATGTCAAGTTCACCTACCTGAAAGACGCCGACAAGTCGGACCCGTTGAACCAACTGCGCGTTATTGGCTGGAAAGCGTTTTACGGCACGCTGATCCAAAACGTGCAGTTTGCCATGCGGATCGAGTCGACCTCCGCATTCAACGCCACCTTCGGCTAAGGCGGCAACGCTAAGGAGGCTCTTATGGCCTATCGTCTGGTCTATTCGTTCCGCGTCGACTGGGTGCCGGCCGGCCTGGGTCCAGGACTGACCAACCCCGGCGGTCCCGGCATTACCGGCGGCCCGGCGCAATGCCTGATGAATTTCAACAACGAAACCACCACGCTGCCGCCGACGTCGCAAACCTTTCTTAGCGGCGACGTCACCGCGCTGACCAACGCCGCGGCGGCCGACATGGCGGCGCAGTTGAATAGCCAATTGGCGCGGATTCAGGGCTTCGCTAGCGGAGGCGGTTAATGGCACTGCGCACGCTTGGCTCGAACGCCACCACCTCGCTGTCGAGCTTTGTAGTTGGCGTCAACGACCTGATCCCGGCCGACATCGCCACCTTTCTGACCCAGGTGCGCGGCGATCCGCCGGGCTTCATCTCGGGCTACGCCCAGGTCGCCGCGACCGGCCTTGTCACCAACCAGGGCACCAATCGCTCGCGGCAGGCCCAGGCTTACGCCCAGCACATCCTTTACATCCCAAACCGCGGCCGGCTGGTGTGCCGGCCCGGCGATTTCGTCGCCTGGGACGCTACCACCGGCTGGCCGATCCTTCTCTCCGGCGATGCGGCGGCCAATGGCCCCTATACGCATACTTAAAGGTTGGCGATGCCCCGGAAAAAACGAGAAATTCTGGATGAACTCGAACGGCGGATCGTCGCCAGCGATATGCTCAGCGAGGACGATAAGGCTGAAATCCGCGAGCGCGCCCGCAAAGAGGTGGCGGAAACTCGCAAGAAAGACGCTACCGAAGCCTATCTGAAAGCCGCCATTCGCGAGGAACAGCGCGAGTTCGATCCGGTCGAGCAACTAGAGGACTTTACCGTCGACCTCGCCGACTACGCGCCCTACATCGCCATCAACAATACGCTGTACTTTCACGGCGTCACCTACGAGGTGCCGAACTCGCTGGCGCGCTGCCTTGCCGAAATCGCCCAGGCGACATGGCGCCACGAGCGCGAATGGCGCGAAGGCAAGCATCGGGTGTCGATGCCGGAACTGCACCGCCGCATGTCGATGCGCACCGGCGCCGTGACCTCGCCGCACGGCGCCGTCACTACCACCGGGAACATTCGCGGATGACCGAGGAAAAAAACGGCGCGGCGCCGGCTTTTGTGTTTCGCCTCGGCGGTCAGATCGGCCCCAACAACACTATGGAAATCACCTTTGGGGTGCCGGCCGATATGATGCCGGCCGATATGGACGCCTATATCGATAAAGTCCGGGCGCGGCTCGATCGCCAGAACGAAATCCAGATTCTTGAAAGCGCCAAAATTCAGTTGCGCAACGCCGAACGGCAGTTGAACGATGAACGCGAAAAACGCGCGGCGGCCGATAGCTCGATGCGGCTGCATTGGAGCGTCAGCGCCCGCAAGGGCGAGTTTAAGCCGACCGGATCGCAGTCGGCGGTGCTCGACAATCACGACAAGAGCATCAGCCGGCTGACCGAGGACGTGATTCCGGCCTTCAAAGCCAGCATCGCCGACCTTGAGCGAAAGATTGCCGGGGATGTGTAATGCCGTGGAACTCCGCGCAGATTTGCAACATGGCGTGCCAGATCGCGCGTGTGCCGGGCTTCACCGCGCAGGCCGGATTGTTTCTTAATCAGGCGCTGGCCGACCTGTGCCAGACCTACGATTTCGTGGTCGCCCGCAGGCAGTTCAAGTTCCGGCTGCCGACCTCGCAGATCAACAGCGACGGGCAGGCCTATCAGAACGCGCCGGCCGACTACCTGCGCGGCATTCGCAATGGCTCGTACTACACCATCTCGGGGGTGCCGTACCCGATGATCCCATGCGATCAGGTCGAAGAATATAACATGCTGGTGCAGCAAGCGGGCTTGTCGAATTTCCCGGTGTTTTACGCCAGCGATCTGAGTCTAACCGGCATTGCCAACTCGCCAACTGGCTCGGGCGGTGCGGCGGTGCCGGTGCTGCTGTTCTGGCAAGTGCCGTCCGGCGGCTATCCGGCCAATGTTTATTACTACTCGCAAATGCCCGACATCGTCACGCCGGAGACTTCGGCGGTGGTGCCGTGGTTTCCGAACCAGGATTATCTGATGACGCGGGTCGCTGGGCAGTTGATGAAAGTGTCCGACGACGAACGTGCCGACGCCATGCTGTCGGCCGATGAGGACGCTCATCCGCAGGGTGCCGGCGTCATCTTGCGCAAGTACCTGCAAATGAAAGACGACAAGGGTACTAGAGCCCAGCAGGTGTCGCTCGATCGCCGTCGCTTCGGCACCTCGTTCGACCGGCTGCGCAATACCAAAAGCATCGGGTGGTGAGATGCGGAAACTGATCGCCGCGATTGCCATTCTTGCCGCCCTGGTCGCGCCGGCCAGCGCGCAGACCCCGACATCGCGCACCTTGTCGCAACTCAACACCGAGATTGGCACCACCGGCTGCTCGCAGCCGACTTGCTTGTTCCCCGACAACACCACCGGGCTGATAACGCCGTTTCAATTGCGGCAGGGCCTGCTCGACATCGTCGCCAGCGTGTTCGGCACCACCGGCGTCGCCAACTCCGGCTCGTGCGATGTCAGGATCAATGGCGGCGCCAAGCAGGACGGCACCACCGACGACAAGCCGGCCTTCACCGCCTGTCAGGCGGCGTTGCCGAACGGCGGTGTCATCTACGTGCCGCCCGCCGCTGCCACCACCTGCATCAAAACCGCATTCACGCCGAACGCCGGCATTTTGATTCAAGGCGCCGGTTCCGGCTACGCCCAGTCCGGCGTTATTCCGCCCGACGTGCCGGTGTCGGAGGTCGGTTCCTGCGGCTCCGGGCAAACGGTGTTTAACTTTGCCAACGGCCAAACCGGGTTGATCTACATCGATGTCGACTGCGACACCTTTGTGGCCTCGCAGACCTGCGTCATCATGGGCGGTGTCCGCAATATTTTTTATCAGGTCGGCATCAACAACGGCTCGATCCCGCTCAAAGTCACCGGCTGCGGCGATTGCATCATCTCGGCGACGCGCGCCACTCATGCTTATGGCGGCACCTCGACCGCCAATGTGCTGGTGCAGAACGGTGGTTTCAACGGCATTCGCAATATCTGGAACACCCACTGGCCGATCCTGCCGGCGGCGCAACAGCTTGGTAATCCGGCACCGTGGACACCGGGCGCTTATGCGGTGGCGTCAGTTGCGACCGCGACCGGCCCCGATGGCGGCACTTATTTCATCCAGACCATCAACGGCGGCACCTCGGCCAATCCGCTGCCGACCTTGCAGCCGTACGGCGTGACCTTCACCGATGGTGGCGGCGTGCAATGGCAATTGCTGCGACCGCAGGGCGTAAATCTCTCCGGTGGCACGCCGACCAACAATTTTTTCGACATCCAATGCGACTCCGGTGGCACCTTCAATGAGTGGGCCACCGATCATTCCGGCGGCGGTATCGGCATCGGCTTCACCGACACCTTGGCGACCGGCGGCTGCACCGGGGTGCAAGAGGTCAACGGCACCTTCGGCAATAATTACGGCGACGGCATCATGCTTGGCGCCACCACCACGGCGACCTCGCTGCAAATCACCGCCGGCTGGGCCAACACCTGCGCCGCCAGCCAGTGCGCCGGCATCGACGAAATCACCTCGTTTGGCGGCTCGATTACGATTTCCAACTTTACTCAGTGGAAACAGGCGCACGGCTTGCGGATTCGCGGCCCCGGCAACCTGCTGATGACCGGCTCGCGCATCTCGGGCTCGAGCACCGCGGCGGTCAGTCTCGGCGCCGTCACCATGAACAACGTCACCATTGTCGGCAACGATTTCTCGACCGATCCGTTTTGGGGCAACAACGCCATCGGCTTTAATTTCAATCCGGCCCCAGCCGCCATCGACTTTTTCAAGCTGTCGTCGAACAACCTCAACGGCATTCCGACGCCCTACGCCAACCTGCAAAGCCCGACCGGCACCCACAACGATTTCGGCCTGAGCGGGCCTAGCTGGGTGCTGCTCAATGTGCTGACCGCCAGCAACTCGGCGCTGCTCGCCGACACCACGTCGTTCAATGCCTCGTATAACGACTATGCGGTGATGTTCGATAATGTGGTGCCGGTCAGCAATGCGGTCGACGTCGAGCTGCAGGTGCATTCCGGCGGCGCCTTTCAGACCGCGAACTACATCCAATGTTCCGGCGCCGCCACCAATCTGATTTCGCTGACCTCGGCGGCCTCCAATGTCGCCAACACCGCCACCACCGTTGGCTTTAGCGGCATTTTGTATTTCCACAACATCAACCAGACCACCGGGCAAAAGATGGTGACCAGCGCCCGCACCATTTGGGCGACCGGGCCGTCGACGTTGGCGAGCGCGGCGCCGTGTGGCGTCTGGCAGGGCGGCACCGGGGCGCTGGACGGATTCCAGGTGTTTCTGTCGAGCGGCAATATCAGTTCCGGCAGCATCAAAGTCTACGCGCTGAAAGCATCGGCCGGCTGATGCAGCGCAACTCGCAACCACTGCCATGGCGGGCCAAGGGCGTCTCGGACGCGCTCGACGGCTCCGACGCTTTCGATGGCGCGATGCTGGCGCTGCAAAACCTGATCCCCGATCCGTCGACGGCGCGGCTGTGGCAATGCCGGCCGGCGGCGCAGGTGCTGTCGGGCACTGGCGGTTTTTCGTCGGGATTCTCGTCGGGCTTTGGCGGCAGCGGTGCCGCCACTGGGCCGATTTCGGTGATGAAACAAGTTGGCGGCGTGATTTACGGCATGGTCGCCAACAACGCGGTCGCCGGCCACGACTCGCCATTCGCCTTCAATCTGGTGACCAACACGCCGATCGCAGTTACCGGCGCGCAGACCGCCGCCACCTTGCCCGGCACCTTGGCGACCTCGGGGGCCTGGGTGCCGCCGCAGATGGACATTATCGGCACCAAGCTGATGGTGTGCCATGCCGGCTTTACCGGCGCCTCCGGCAACTATGTCGGCTGGTTTGATTTATCTAACCCGCTGGCGCCGGTATGGAACGCCGGCAATATGACGCTCAGCATGGGCGGCGGCTCGGTGTTTAGCATTGCGCCGACCGCGGTGGTGCAGTTTTTCAATCGCGCCTACTACATTCACAACGCCATCAACGCCCCGGCGGTGATTTTTTCCGATGCGCTCAACGCCACGACGTTCACCTCGTCGGCGACGATCCCGACCAATGTGCTGACCTTCAATGACAACGTGCCGCTGACCGCGCTCGGCGCGCTGCCGCTATCCAACCAACTCGGCGGCATCATTCAGTCGGTCATGGTGTTCAAGAACACCACCGCGATCTACCAGATTACCGGCGATCCGGCGCTGCCCAACTCTAACCCGCTATCAGTCAATGCGCTGAACGTCTCGACCGGCACCTTGGCGCCGAATAGCATCGCGGCGACGCCGAAAGGGCTGGCGTTCATCGCCCAGGATGGCCTGCGTGTCATTGATTTCAACGCCAATGTCAGTGACCCGATCGGGCTCGACGGCAAGGGCGTCTGCGTGCCGTTCATCTATTCGGTGGTGCCGTCGCGGATTTGCGCCGCCTGCAACGGCTCGGTGCTGCGCATCACTACGCAGAACGGCAACCTGTCGAACAATCCGCTGCAAGAGTATTGGTTTGATTTCGGCCGCAATATCTGGACCGGGCCGCACACCTTCCCAGCCTCGCTGATCGTGGCCTACCGGCAGACCTTTGTCATGCAGCCGATCGGATTGAACGGCCAGCTTTGGCAGTCCGATGTGTTCCAGTCGGTGACCAGTCAATTCGTCGAGAATAGCGTTCCGGTGCAATGGGCATGGCAAACCACGCTGTTGCCCGACACCGACCAGATCACCAACAACTGCGTCACCGAGTCGACGCTCGATCTGTCGCTGCCGCCCGGCATTGCGCCAATCACCGTCAACGCTGCCGACCAGAACGGCGCCATCATCAATCAAGTGGCGGTGTCGCCGCCAACGTCGGGGCCATCGTTGATCTGGGGCGGCTTTACCTGGGGCGCCGGCACCTGGGGCGGCGGCATCGCCGCAGCGCTGGCGCCGTATCAGCTTGCCTGGACCATCCCGGTCGTGTTCGCCCGCATGACCATCGCAGCCAGGGGGCAGGGCGCAGCATTGCTGCGGGTCGGCGCGTTGCACCTGCGCTATCAAATCCTGCGCCACCTCGTCAACACACAGGCTGCGGCATGAAATACCTTCTGGCGTTGTTGTTGTCGCTCTTGGCGTCGCCGGCACTGGCCGGCGTCAGTTGCGTGTTGCCGTTCAACATTCAGAACGGCCAGCCGGCAGATGCGACCCAGGTTATGGCCAATTACAACGCGCTGGTAGCGTGTCTCGGCAATGCCGCGGCGGCCGGCGCCAATTCCGACATCACCTCGCTGAGCGGCATCACCACGCCGATCCCCAAGTCGGCCGGCGGCACGCCGGTCTACATCGGTGGCACCTCGACCGGTTCGGCCAATGCCCAGGTGGTGGCGTCGACGGTGCCGACCTTCATTGCCTCGCCGGGCAATATCGTGACGTTCCAGGCCGGCTTCAACAACACCGGGCCAATGACGCTAAATGCTCAATCGACTGGCAGCTTCAATGTGTTTCGCCACACCCAGCTTGGCCCGGTCGCCATGGTCGGCGGCGAAATCGTTGCTGGCGACGAGGTCATCGCCCAGTATGACGGCACCCAGTTCCAGTGCCTGTCGTGCCACAAGGATGTGGTCGGCGAACTGATGGACTTTGCCGGCGTCACGGTGCCGCAGGGCTGGCTGGCCGCGGACGGCAGTTGCGTGGCGCAGGCGACTTACAACGCGCTGTTTAACGTTATCGGCACCACCTACAACGCCCTGAGCGGTTGCTCCGGCGGCAATTTCGGCCTGCCGGACGGTCGCGGCATTGTCATGGTCGGGCTCGACAACCAGGGCACCAGCGGCAACGCCAACCGGCTGTCGCTGTGCGGCAACCACCTCACCCTTGGCGGCTTTTGCGGCGGCCAAAGTCAGGTCATCGCCCAGGCCAATCTACCGGCTGTCAATCTCAGTCTGGCAGGTGTTACCGCGACCGACGCCGGTCATACCCACCCGACCCTCGACGGCAGCAACTTTTTCACCAGCCATGTTGGCGGCTCGGTCGGCAGCGCGGTGGCATCGGCCAGCGTCAATACCCCAACCACCGGCACCGGCTTCGCCAACGTCACCATCGGCGGCACCCTGCCGCTCGGCGGCTCCGGCGTCGGGCTACAGACCATTCAACCGGCGCAGGTGGTCTACAAGATCATCAAGCTTTAGTTATGGGGCGCTTGCCGCCACAATATCTAGTGGCTAGACTGCCGCCGACATACCAGGGGTGGACGCCATGGCCCTAGAGGACCGTCTCGAAAAGATCGAGGCCACGCTGCGCAGCATTACCAGCGTGCCGCAGATCGCCGACATGATCGCCAAGCACCAAAAGGAACTGGCCGACGCCCAGGTCAAGGCGCGCGAGGCCGCCGAGAAAGAGGCCGCCGACAAGGCCGCAGCGGACGCCAAAGCCGCCGATCCCAACAAAGCAGCGGAGACGCATGATGAAACGTCGAGGTCAATTGCGGGGTCGCGGTCAAAAAAAGAGTGAAGGCGGTTTCACGCCGCCGGCAAAGTACCACGAGCCGGAGCGCGGCAACAAAACCAAGCGCGCGTCGGCGCGCAACAAGCGGCTCGAAAAGGCGGCGCTATGAGTAGCAATTCAGACAAGGGCAGCAAGCCAACCGAGACCAAGATTCATCAAAGCGGGATGAGCAACAAATCGCCGAAGGCGACCGACTCGTCAACGCGATGTTCAGGCGGGAGCGTAAACAGTGAGTCGACCCGCTCCGGTACGGCGTCAACGCCCGGATCGCTCGGCCCCCGCGAGGCTTGAACTCGTAAAGCCGAGACTGACGGCGCAAGCCGAACCGTTCCACAAGATAGCGCGCGAACTGCCGCCGCTGTTTCTCCGGCATTACGACGAACTTTCCGACAAGGCGTTTGCGCTTAGCCCCGACTGGGAGCGCTATTACGCGCTCGACCTGATCGGCAATCTCAAGATCACCACGGCGCGGTTCGGCAATGTGCTGGCCGGCTATATTTTTAATATTTGCTGCCGGCACCTGCACTACGCCGAACGCCACGCCGACATTGAAATGTTCTGGCTAGAGCCGGGCTATCGCGGCGGCTTATTCGCGGTGCGCTGGTTCAAGCAAAACGACGACCTGTTGCGCCGCGACGGCGTGCGCAAGGTCAGCGTCGGCATCAAGTCCGGCTATCGCGGCGGTCGTGTTGAGTTGGTGTTTCAGCGGCTCGGCTACGGCCTCGTCGAAAAAACCTATTCCAAGGTGCTGTAATGGGCATTTCCGGCACCTTGGGCGCGATCAGCGCGGGCGGCTCGCTGGCGAGCGGCCTTGCCGGTTTGTTTGGTCACTCCGGCGCGCAGGCACCACCGCAATGGCAAATGCCCGGCATGAGCCAAGCCGCCGGCAGCGCGCTCGGCGGCATCGGCAACCTTGGTCAGTACAACACCTATGGCCAGTTGCTGCCGCAGGCGATGCAGACCGGCCAAAGCCTTATCAATAATCCCTATGCTGGCAACTACATGACCGGCGGCATGAACGCCTCGCAGCTTGGTCAATTGCAGGCGCTTGGTCAGTACGGTCAGGGTCAGAATCTTATCAATCTCGGCGGCAACGTGCTGCCGGGCTATGCCGCGACCGTGATGGGCACCGGCTTTGATCCGCAGCAACAGCTTTACAATCAGCAATATGCGCAGAACGTGGCGCAGACCCAGGCGCAACTGGCGCAGACCGGCACCGCGATGTCGCCCTATGGCGCTGGCGTCGCCGCTGGTAGCAACCAAAATTTCGACATCGCTTGGCAGAACGCGCAACTAAATCGCCAATTGGCGGCGCTGCAAGGTGCCGGCGGCGCGCTGCAAACTGGCGGCGGGCTGGTCGGTCAGGGCTCGCAGATGCAAGCCGCGGCGCCGGGGCAATACTTGCAAGCGTCGCAAATGCCGTATTCGGTGTTTGGTCAGATCGGTGGCGATCAGCTTAATACCTTGAACGCGCTTGGCCAGTTCGGGCAGTCGGGCTCGCAAATCCCGCAGCAACAAATCACTGACTGGCTGAACTACGTTGGCACCGGCAATCAGGCCAACCAGATCGCCAACCAGAATGCGCTGACATCGGCGGCCATTCAGAACATGTATATGGGGCAGATCGGCAGCGGCATGTCGGGCCTCGGCAACGCCTTCGGCAATCTGTTCGGCAACAAAAACACCGGCAACATTCCGCTGCTTGGCAGTTCGCCACTTGGTACGGGCGGGATAGGGCACGCCTAAAATGGCAGACCTTGGCGGCCTAACCGGCGGCGGCATTTATGGCGGCTTCCTTGCCGCCGAGGACATGTCGGCCGACGCCGCGCGCAAAAAATACCTCAACGACATTATGCAAGGCGGCGACATTGCCTATGGCCGCACCCTGCAATCGCTCGGCGCGCTCGGCGGTATGCCGGGCGGTGGCATGCCCGGTGGCGGCATGCCCGGGATGGGAGCGCCGCCAATGGGAATGCCCGGCGGCATGCCGCCAGGGCCGCAAATGCCAGGACGCCCACCAATGCCCCCCGGCGCCCCTCCAATGGGCGGCGCGCTTCCTCCCGGTGCACCGCCGCCCGGTGGCGGCGGTGGTCCCGCCATGGGGCCACCGCCTGGACAGGGCGGTCTAGGTCCGGGCGATACGCTGTCGCCGCAACAGATCGCAGCGGCCAATCCCGGCGGCATTCCGCAGCCTGTCGCCATGCCGCCATCGGGGGGCAATGTCGGGCCGGGCATGCGTCCGCCTGGACCGCCGCCGCAAATGCCGCCGCCTGGGCAGATGCCGCCGCAGCAACAGCCGCAGATGCCGCCGCAGGGCGGCCCGGGTTTGGACTGGCGCACCATTCTGCAAAAGACCATTCAGGCCAACCCCAACACCCCGCCGCAGATTTTGGCCGCCGCGGTCGATCGCTGGATTCCGCTGATGAACGCGGCATCGCAGGAACAATGGAAAGAGCAATCGCTTTATCTGCGCGGCCAGCAACTCGACATTCAGCAACAGAACGTCGACCAACGGCTTGGTATTGCGCAAATGATCGAGGCTGGCCGCGGCGAGCGTTCCGAACGCGCCGAAGCCGGCAAGAACTGGCGGGCGCAATTGTCGGCCGATACCAAACAGGACCTGGGCCGGCTGTCGCGTGATGCCCGGCTTGAGGTGGCGCAGCTACAGCAAGAAGGCGCCTTCAGTCGCGCCAACCTCTCGGCGGAAACCCGCAAGGAAATCGAGGGCCTGAAAGACACCACCAAGCGCGAGTTGTTCGGCGAGGCCGAAGCCGGCAAAGAACGTCGCCTTGCCACCACCGAAGCCGGCCGCGATCGCCGCGCCGACCTCGCCGCCAAGGTCAAGCTGGACACCACCACCTTGACCCTGAAAGCCCGTCAGGAAATCGCCCAGGCCGCAGTCGCCGGGCAGAACTGGCGGGCGTCGCTGTCGGTCGACACCAAAAAAGAAATCGAGAAACAATCCGAGGAATTCAAGCGCAATCTCGCTGAGTACATGGAAGCCGGCCGCATGGAGCGGTTCGAGGAAGGTCGCACCAGCAAAGAAAAAATCGAGAACCAGCGCTTCCAGATGAACCTGCAAAAGATCAATACCGCGCGCGAGCAGGCTGGCCTCGATCCGTTTACCGTCGACCAGGACGGCAACATCACCACCAAGGCCAGCGCTGGCCTTAGCACCGTGGAAAAAATGTCCGACGACATGGTCGCCGGCCGCCGGCCGCCGTTCGTTGGTGGCTATGGCGGGCTGGGCGTGCCGATCAAGATGGCGCCGTCGTTCGAAAAAACCATGGCGCAGCGTCACCCGGAGTTCAATCGATCGACCGCGGCGTTGCAGTGGGAAGCCGAGAAACGCCGCGCTATTGTCATGAACGGCCCGCAACAGGTGCGCTTCCGGCAACTCGAACAAAGCGTGCAGCCGTTCATTCGCGAGCTCGAGGACCTGTCAGAAAAGATGCGGCTTGGCGGCATGATGGCGTGGAACCAGGCCAAGCTCGAAGCCGAACGGCAAGGCGGCAATCCGCTGGTGGCGCGCTACGACACCGCGTTTGGCGGTATCATGGGCGAGGTCGCGCAACTTGAGAATGGCGGCTACGCCCCGACCGATGCGTCCTGGAAGGCCGCCTACGAGCAGCTTAACAAGGCGCGCGGCGTGCGGGCGCAGATGGCGGCGCTTGATGAAATCAAAAAGATCATCTCGTACCGGGTCCAGGGTATGGATTCGATCGCGCCCGGCTTGCAGCCCGGCTCGGAGAATCCCTACGCGCCACTGCCCGGCGGCGGCGTGCGGCCCAACGTCGACACCTCGGGATGGCGGATTGGTCACTAAATGCCGAACGGTGATGTCCCCGAAGGCTGGCAGAAATATCCGGTCACCAGCCCGGACGGCATTCGTCTATGGGTGACGGCGCCGAAGGGCACGCCGGACGACCAGATCAAGCAGTACGCCGCCCAGCAGCGCGCCACTAATCCCGGCAAGATCAAAGAGAATGCAGCGCTGACCATCCCGGAAGCGTTCCTGACCGGCATGGCCGACCCGATCTATGGCGGCGCGCAATTGGCGTCTCACATCTTTCGCGATCCGCAAGAGGCCATGAAGGCCGACGTCGCCATCAAAGGCCGCGAGGCCGATATTGCGGCGCGCGGCGGCGGCGGTGTTGCCCGCGGCGTTGGCGCGGCGGTGACGCAGGCGCCGTTGGCACTGGCGGCCGGCGCTATGGGGCCGGCTGGGGCCGTGGCTGGCGGCGCTGCCTCCGGCGCGCTCAGTCCGGTCGCCAATGCTCGCACACCCGACGACTATTGGGCGCAGAAAGAGAAAGACGCTTTGTTTGGTGCCGCGTTCGGCTTTGCCGGCGGCGGCATGGCGGCGTCAAGCGCCAGCCGGCTGGTGCGGCCGGAAGCGCGCAGCCTCATTCAACAGGGCATCGACCTGACGCCGGGGCAGATGGTGGGCGGCCCGGTGCGGCGATTGGAGGAAGCCGCCCGCAGCGTGCCGATCCTCGGCAGCTTCATTCGCGGCGGCGAGGGCCGCGGTGTCGGCGCCTTCAATCGCGCGCTCGGCAATCAGGCGTTGGAGTCGATCGGCGGCCGGCTGCCGGCCGGCGTCGAGGGTCGCGCCGCGGTCGGCGAGGTCGAGCGGCAGCTTAGCGGCGCTTACGATCAGTTGTTGCCGCAGATGACGGTGCAGATGGATGCCAACTTTGCCAACACCATGCACCAGATTCGCAACAATGCCGGCGAATTGCCACCGGCGATGCAGCAACAGTTCAACACCATCTTGGAGAATCGTCTGGCGCGGTTTTTTATTCAGCCGCAGGGCGGAGCTCCGGTGTCGGTGATGCGTCAGGGCGGCAATCTGAAAGAGGCCGAGGGCGCGTTGCGCGACATCGCCAACCGCTACCGGGCCTCGACTGACCCCGACCAGCGCACCATGGCGGCGCTGCTCGACGACACCCGCGGCGCGCTGCGCGATGCGCTAATCCGGCAAAACCCGCAGCATGCCGACGCGCTGCGCAACATCGATCGCGGCTGGGCGATCCTGACCCGGTTGCAGGATGCGTCGGTGCGCAGCAAGGCCCGCATGGGCAATTTCACGCCGGCCGATCTGCTCAACGCCATCGCCAAGCAGGACAAGACCGTGCGCAAGTCGGCGTTCGCTCGCGGCGATGCCATGTTGCAGGACTACGCCGAAACCGCGCAACGCATTCTGCCTGGGACCTTGCCGGATTCCGGCACCACCGAGCGCTATCTGTGGGACGCCGCCTTGCTCGGCATTGGCGGCGGCGGCGCCGAGGTCGGCGGTCACGGCGGTGCGGTGTTGCCGGCGCTCGCCGGCTTGACCGCAGCCGGCCTGCCCTACACCCGGCAGGGCCTTGGCGCGCTCAACGCGCCGTTTCGCAATCAGGCGCTCGGGCAATCGACCTTGGGGCGGGTGGCGCCGTATGCCGCGGTGGCGGGCCAGCCGTTGGTCGGCGGCGAACCTGATCCGCCGGAGTATGGTGGCCCGCAGCAATGAGGCTGCTTTGCATCGACGTGCAGGGCAACGCGCTCGACTTTTGCCTGCGCGCGCAAACTGCCGGCCACGAGGTGCGGTGGTTCATCCGCCAGACCCCCAAGACCGAGTATATCGGCCGCGGTCTGGTCGAGGTGGTGCCGGAGTATCAAAAGTGGCTGCTATGGGCCGACCTGATTTTTGTCACCGACAACACCTATTATCTGCGCGACCTCGATGCGTTTCGTGCCGCCAACCCGAAAGCCATCGTGATCGCGCCGAGCCAGGAAACCGCGGCATGGGAACTCGACCGCAAAGTCGGTCAGGACGTGTTTGCCAAGCACGGCATCCAAACCATCCCCGGCAAAGAGTTCACCGACTACGATAGCGCCATCGCCTACGTCAAAAAGCACGACGCGCGCTTTGTGTCGAAGCCGAGCGGCAACGTCGAGGACAAGGCGCTTAGCTACGTCGCCAAGTCGCCGTCCGACATGGTCTACATGCTTGAACGCTGGCAAAAGCTCGGCAAGCATAAAACCGCATTCATCCTGCAAGAGTTCGTCGGCGGCACCGAAATGGCGGTCGGCGGCTGGTTCGGCCCGGCCGGCTTCGATGATGGCTGGTGCGAGAACTGGGAATTCAAGAAACTGATGAACAACGATCTTGGCGTCGCCACCGGCGAGCAGGGCACGGTGCTGCGCGTGGTCAAAGCCAGCAAGCTCGCCCGGCAGGTGCTGGCGCCGCTGACCGACACGCTGCACAAGCTGAATTACCTCGGCTATATTGACGTCAACTGCATCATCGATGATGACGGCCGGCCGTGGCCGCTCGAGTTCACCATGCGGCCGGGCTGGCCAACGATGCAGATCATGCAGCCGCTTTATCAGGGAGACTTTGCCGAATGGCTGGTCGAATTCGCGAAGGGGATGAGAACGAACCGCTGGCTGAAAGACCGGATCGCCGTCGGCGTGGTGCTGTCAATCCCCGACTATCCATACAGCCACCTGACCCGCAAAGAGGTGGTGGGGATACCGGTGTACGGCTTGACAACATCGCTATGGAAACACTGGCACCCCTGCGAAATGAAATTGGGCGAGGACGTGCCGCAGATCGAGAAAGGCCAGCACATAAAATCACCGATGCCGGTGACGGCGGGCGACTACGTCGGGGTGATGACGGCGGTAGCGGACAACGTCAAGGACGCAGCGCTGACGGTGTACCGCCGCCTGGAAAAACTGACGATACCCAACTCGCCGATGTGGCGAACGGACATCGGCAAGCGGCTGGCGAAGCAATTGCCGATGATTCAGAGGCATGGCTACGCAGCGGCGATGGTGTACTCGCGGCAAAGCTAGTCGAGGGCGCCGAACTGTCGTTGGACTGGTGCAATGAGATACTGCGCCGGCCGCTGCCGAAGTCGGGCAACAATCCAAGCTTTGCCGGCATCATGCGGGCCAAGAGCGCGGCGTCGCAGACGGTGCTGACCTTGGTGGGCCGGGTCAACGATCAGGAACTGCGCAAGCGTGCCCTCGATCGACTGCCGGACCTACTCAAGATCATTCAGGATGAGGAAATGAAATCGCTGAATTAAAAGAGCCGCCTGCTAGTGACTGGCGTCACCCTCCTGCTCGCGCGCCCCCATAATGTTCTGTGGGGTTACAGTCTCTTAAGACATTCGTCGCAGGTATCATAGCCGTTCAGCGCATCGACTGCGTTCTTGCCGCAGATGGTGCAATAAAACGGTCCAGTTTCAGCCGGCGGAATGTCAAAGTGATCCTGGTCGTAAAATGCCTCCATCTCTAGGTCTATTTCCTCAACTGGCGTACCGAAAAATTCGCGTGCGGTGCTCATGGGGCCTTCTCCTACAGCCAATTCTCTTGGCGCTTGCGGATGTACCAAAGACCGCCGACGAAGGCGCCGGCAACCAGTAGACAAGTGAAGACCGTTTCCACTAGATCACCCCATTGGTCGCCGAAAACTCATCGGCACTAACCTGAAACTCGATTTCATCGTCGTCGCTGCCGTCGCCGTTCCAACCCGTGACGTACCACTCTGACGACGCAAAGGGCTTGCCGTCATCGCCGCGCGTGCGGCTTCGGATGATCGTCAGCGCCCTGGCGCGGTCCATCTTCGACCCCATGCCAAGAGGCTTGTGCGTGTCGCAGTGGTTTATAGTGCAGTAGTCCACGGGCCTATTCCTTCAACTCTGGCCACAATTCTCGTGCCACTTCTTCTGCGGCCTCTCTGGTGCCAAAATGCCCGGTTGTTCCGCCGCCGGGATGGCTAACGTACCAAACCGAAAAACCCGGCCCCCGGAAGGGCGTAATCACGTCATCTAAGGTGCGTGGCTTCGTCATGGATAACCAGCGGTCCATTCTTCTAACTGCCAGCCAATGGGCTCGATCATTTCAGCGCAGCCAAAAATAAGATCATTGCCCAAATCGACATGACAGATTTTGCATTCAGCGGAGTGAGGAAAATTTAACGGTGACCGTGCCAAAATGTGGCAGCAGTCGCATTGCCAAAATGGGCTGTATGGCCCCACTAATTGGATACGCCGCGCCATTCAGCCCTCCCACTTAGGAAGGCCGGCGATGTAATTTGCCGATACGGTGTTGACCATCGCGTAAATGGCGCGGTGAAAGCGGGTGAGGCCGCGGCGGTAGTCCTTGGAGAAACGAAAGCCCGTCATCATCAGGGCCGGAGCGATCAGATAAGCGTTGATTTCTCGAATGGTCATGTCCATCTCCCCTATCCACAATCCCCATAATAAGCACTCTTGACATAATGTCAAGACCTGTTTTATCTTATGCGGCATGACGGTGGAATACCGAGGCGTCATACAGCCCCTGCCAAGCCTGCGGGAACCGGAACAGCGCGAGATTATCGCGAAGTTCGAGCCGACCGAGGTCTATTGCCTTGGCCGCGAGTCCACACACGACGATATTCTGCGGCAGCAGCGCCAAGGCCGGGTCGTGGTCACGCCATGGGCGGCCTGCCTAGCTCGGCAGAAGGGCAATAAGGACTCTAGGATTGCAAACCTATTGGAGTTCAAGGACGATTTGCACAGCCGAGGCGGCTATATCCTTGAGGCCAAGACGGGCCTGCAATCGAACAAGGCGGCTGACTGGCGGGCCATGCGTGAGAAGGCGGCTCAGATGCTCGGCCGGATCGCCCAAGGCGCCCAGAGCGCGGAGAATGCCCGCAAGGGCCGTCACGGCTTCGACTTCGAGGATGCCGACATTCAGCACATGCTGCGGGTCATGGACAGCCGCGCCTACGGCAACGACCGCAGCCGTCGCAACGCCATCCGCAAGCTCGGTATCGAGCCGGTCCCCAAAAGGACGTGGCTGTTGACCAAGTTGAAACTCATTGCCCGCGAACGTGGGCTGTAGATAAGGGAGCGACCATGGATAAGGAACAGTTCGTCGCCAAATTCAAAGAGCGGCTAGGTCACTTGCTCCCGCGCGAGGTCGTGGTTGACGAGCAGGGCTACATAAATCTAATTGCTCAAACTTACTGGGATGATCCCGACCAGCGTGCCGAAGGTCCAGAGGAATGTGCTGAGGCCGAAGCGTCCGAATGGGGAGAAGAATAAATTTGTTCGCGAAACCGACTAGCAGCAAGGAGCCAAGATGAACTGGCGCGACGATCTTTACCGGGACGGCAAAACGCCAGATCAGCGCGCCATTGATGACGCCGCTACGGAGCAGCGCGCACTTATGCGCCCTGTTGCTGCTCAAGTGGAGCCGCCGGTGGCCGAGGTCAGAGTATGGGCGTTATGGCATCCGACCAAAGGATTTGGTCACTACGTTGATGTATCAACCTATATGGATGACGCTATCGCAGACCGCCATGCGCGGACGGCGTTGGACGATGATCCACAGTGGAAGGTCGTGCCAGTTCTCGTAAAACTACTGTAGAAATAGGAGCGAATTTTGCTGCATGTCGTTGCCCTCTCTGGCGGAAAAGACAGCACCGCGATGGCGCTGCGGTTAGCCGAGATTGAGCCGCGCGATTACACTTACGTCATTACGCCAACCGGGAACGAGTTTCCCGAAATGCTGACCCATTGGAAAAAACTGTCGGAGATTTTAGACAAGCCACTAACTATCGCGACCAGCGGCAAGAGTTTGCATGGTCTTATCCGCCAGCAAAAGATGCTCCCCAATCACGCGGCGCGTTGGTGTACGCGGATTTTGAAGCTAGAGCCATATTACGCTTGGCTGTCGCAGCATACTCCCTGCGTTTCCCACGTTGGTCTTAGAGCCGATGAGGAAAGCCGCCCCGGCATGATCTTTCCCGACGCGGACGCTGTGCAAATGGACTTTCCTATGCGTCGGTGGGGTTGGGCACTTGCCGACGTGCTTTCTTATCTCAAAGAGAAAGGCGTGACGATCCCCGAGCGCACCGACTGCATGGATTGCTTTTGGCAAAAGCTAGGCGAGTGGTATCTGTATTGGCGCAATCACCGTGCCGACTTTGACCGCGCCGCAGAACTTGAAGAATGGGTAAGCGCCGAGCGCGGCCGGGATTGTACTCTGCGAAGCCCGCAGCGAGACAAATGGCCGGCGAGCCTGCGAGAACTTGGCACCCGGTTTGCCGCTGGCGAAGTGCCGACTACAAGTTTGAAGATGATGGACAAGCGTCGCGAGATTGGCACTTGTCGCGTTTGTACCCTGTAGATAGAGGAGCCACAATTTGAGGCCGAAGGCGCTTGATCTTTTCTGCTGTGCTGGCGGGGCCGGAATGGGCCTGCACCGCGCGGGTTTTGATGTGGTTGGCGTCGATATAGAACCGCAGCTGGGTCGGCCACCCAGACCTGGGGAGTTCATGCACATTGTCGGAAACTTCTCTGGCGTCGAACAAGCGCGCCGAGCAATGGGCATAGACTGGATGCCGCGAGATAAATTGCGGGAAGCAATCCCGCCCGTGTTTTCGGAATACATCGGCAACGCCGCGCTGGCCTACATGGCCGAGTGTTCAGAAAATGCCAAATCGGACCATTGCTTACGCAAGCTCTCGATTTCGGCGATGGCGCGCTCGCATGTCTTAGCGACGTAGTAATGGCTGCGCTCCGTCGTCGCTTGTTTGTGCAGATCGCGTAGGTCATCGAGGATGTCGGTCATGGGCCTTATTCCGCTAGGGTTTGAGCGATACGCTTCGCGGCGGCGTCATAGATGCCAGCCATAAGGGGCAGTTGCGGGCGCAACAAATTCCCGGCTTCTTCAATCTCGGTGAGGCACTGGCGCAGCTCATGCTCCAAGGCGCTATTCCGGCGCATCAAATCCGACCATTCGGCAGCTTCTTTGCTGTTCACGTCCATCGGGCCTATCGCGACTGAGCATCACGCCTCTCTCTGAATCCTGCTGGCAGATAGTCGCCGACTTGATAGTGTCGGTCGAGGCGAAATTGATCGCAACGTCCGGCACCGCTATGACCGTCGCCCCTCGCATCGATCGAGAACTTACACCGGCCTGAGCCGTTGACATGGTCGCGGCGATAGTCGCCACAATGGCAGGTATCGAGGGGGTGATCTTTCGGGGATTTCACTGCTGGACCCCTCCGGCGGCGGCGACGGCGCGATCGAACACCTCGGCGACGATAGCGTTGATGCCGGCATGTGGTCGCCCGGCAGCGGTCGGCACCACAAAGCGGGCGTCCTCATAGCCGGTGGCGCGTAGCGCCGCCTTGTAGGCCAACGGCTCGCGAATGCGATCGAGGCCGGTCAGGCGCCGGTCTTGGCGGACGCACAAGGTCGCCAGCGCCAGGGCTCGATTGAAGCGCTGGCCGGCATCCTTGATGTGCCTTTTTTCCTTGGGGCTGGCTTGGTAGCGCATGAGTTCCGCCGCCGGGTTTTATCGTTTGCGATCAATACTACGCCGACCAGGGTGCGGCGCCGTTCCACGCCTGATTTTGGCAGCCACTACCCGCCTGACCGACCCAGAAGGCCGCATTGCCAGCGCGACCCACCTACGCCGCTGCGCCGGGGAATAGTGGCTAACCCTTTTTGCGCGCCTTGTTGCGGTTGGCCATGACCTCGTTGGTGGCTTCGAAAGCGCCGTCGTCGTAACCCAGCGTGGTCTTGAGCTCGGAGTGGCCCAGCAGCGACTGCACCTTGTGGGCGGCGTCGGTGGTGGCGAGCGCTTCGGTGGCGGCGCCGTGGCGGCTGTGGCGGTTTTTCACCTCGGCCGGGATGCCGGCCTTGGCAGCGATCGCCCGCCACACCTTGCGATAGCGCGACGCCGCGTACGGCAGCCCGGTTGCTTCCTGGACGATCACCGGCCCGGACGCCGGCAGCGGCTGCGGCAGCGCCTTAAGTTCCGCCATGGTCAGTTCGTTGACCCGCATATCGCCGCGGAACAGCTTGTCGCGCTTCGAGGTGTCGTGTTCGAGCACCAGCATGACGCCGACCTCGCGCAATTCATTCCAGCGCAAGCCATAGACCCACTTGCGACCCTGGTGGGTGACATCGCTGGGCGGCGAGGTTTTTTCGGCGATGTCCTGCCACTCGCCGATGATGTCTTTCTGGCGCATGCCGGTATCGAACTGAATGGCCTGCGCCAGCGCCATGGCGTGATGCCCCATGGCATGGGCGATGCGGCAGAACGCGACGACGTGTTGAAACGTCAGCTTCTGTTTTTTGTTGACGCGCGGCTTACTAAAATTCGACTCCGACAACAGCAAGCGCGCCTCTTTGCATTTCTGGTCCTTTAGGATGTTGGCGCCGAACGACAGCAGCACGCGGACGCAATCGACCAGCTTGTTGGCCATCGGCACACCGGACCTTAAATTGCCGGTTTGTAGCTTTAACTGAATCTCGTCGATCCAATTTTGTCGCCACACCGTCACGGTGCCGAGGTCGATGTTGCTGATAAGCTCGTTGCCGTGATCCTTGATGATGCGCAGGTGGCGGCCGCGGTCGGTGGCGCGGGTTTCTGGCCGGCAGGTTTGGAACGGCGACGCCTTGTGAGTTTCGTAGGCCCGCACCAGACCCTCGATGGTGCCATCGTAGTTGTTGACCGGACCGCCGTTGCCGCCATCGCCGCCGCGACCAAACATCAGCATTTCGGTTTGCAGCGCGGTGCAGCGATCGGCGATCAGCGCTCGCTCGATGGTGTTGGGCGCGTCGCTGCATTGGAGGATGCGCTGCGACTTGATGGCAAAACCTTTCTGCGCCAAGTCGGTGCGGCATTGCCACGTCGCGACCAAGCCGCTCTTGCTGCGGCGCCAGATCAGGCCCGGCGCACCAGCGATCTTGAGACTATCGTTCATTGGTAACCCCCCTGCGTTTATCGCCCTGCGAGTATAGCGCAGTTCCGTAATGCGAATCAAGGGAAGCTTTAACGGCCGGCCAATAGCGCCTAATCGCTCACCTCGCCAGTTTTGGGATCATGAACATCGTCCCACGTCACCTCGTCGCCGGCCTCGCGCTGGGTGTTTTTGATTTCATCCATTTGATCGTTGTAGAGGGCGGTTAAAATCTCTTGCCAGTCCGGCGGCAAGACGCGCTTGCGGTCGTTGTTGGCGCGGCCCCACGATTGCAGCCCGACCACGGTGGTGTGATTGCGAATTTCATCCTGCATGCGGGCGTAGGCTTCGCGGGCATCTTTCTTTGGCAGCGAGGCGGCCTTGTCGGCGTCGATCATGCCTTCGTCGGTGATGATGATCTTGAACTGTTTGACGCAAAAATATTTCTCGGCCTGGGTCGAGCATTTGGTGGCGGCCTTGTCGTCGGTGATGCCTTTCTGGTCGCGCAAGCGGGCAATGCCGGTCCATTCGATCGGCGGCCACTGCTCGCCGGAGGCGGCGTGCAACCAGGTAAAATTGTAGACGATGGCCAGCACCGAACCTTGCGGGGTTTCCTCGAGCAGCGAGCGCGACACCTCGTTTTGAATCAAGATCAGATCGTGCTTTTGCAACAGCGGCGACAGTTTTTCGTTGATGTCCTCCCAGCGCACGTACTTGTAATGCTGAAATTCGTTCTTGCCTTCCTTCTGCACCTCGCCGACCGCTTTGGCGACGGCGAGAATTGCTTTCGCCACCTCGACCGAATAGCCCGGCGGTCGCGGATTGGCCGGCTTGCGCGGCCGGCGATCCTGCACCGCGGGCAAGCTCGGCGTCGCCAAAGCGGCCGGCTGCTCGACGATCGGCGTGGTCAGCGGTTGCACGGTTGTTGCGGTTTCAGTCATTTGTTTCGCCGCATTGCCTCCAGCTCTATCATGATGCGTTCGTAGTCGTGGACGATGGCCTCCATGCAGCCGATTTCGTGCACCAGGAAGCCGGCCGAAACTTTGCCGGCTTTGTGCATGCCGGGATAGATGCGCTGCCGCCGGTTCAATTCGCGCCGGGCGCAGGCCAGCTTTTCGGACGCGGTGATGATGTCGGTCATGTGCCGGACTGTTTCGGGTTGGTCCAGGCGCCATAGTCGCGCTCCGTCATGCCGAGTTCGTCGCGGTACTCGGCGAGGTCGCGCTCGGCGTCGAGTGAGCGGTCATCGAGGTCGATGAAAAAATCGCGTTGGGCCGCCTCGAACGCGGCGCGCTGCGCCGCCGACATGCGGAGCCAGTCGCGAAGCCCGATCCGACGCAAGCCTGTCTGCACCGCCGCACCTCCCGCAACAGGGAGGTTAGACCAAACATTGCTTGAGTTACAAAGTCAAGTACGGCTTGAGGTGACGCGGCGGGGTTTTTGCTTGACCTTGCCAACAAGCAGTGTTTGAGTTGGCGCCATGTCGATGCCGCGATCGCGGACCCCCGAGATGTTGCGCGCCATTGTCCAGGCCGGTGGCCTGGTGGCGTTGGCGCGGGCGCTTGGCGTCACGGTGCAGGCGGTATCGCAATGGGATCGAGTGCCATCGGAGCGGGTGCTAGCGGTCGAGGCGGCGTCGGGCGTATCGCGCTGTGACCTGCGGCCGGACCTGTATCCGCCGGCGCAATCGTCGCGCATCACGGCCATGTGATTGAACAACTTGTTTCACGTGAAACAATGACCTCGGACGGCTACCAGACCCACACGACCTGCCCGCAGTGCGGGCAACGCTTGCTGATGCGCCATGGCGTGCGGCTATCGCCGCGGCTGGCCGACATCTTTGACGTGATCGAGCGCCGCGGCGAGTTCGGGGTTTATCCCGAAACCTTGCTGTGGCTGTTCTACGCCGGGCAGTCGCAGCGGCGTGCCGCCAATACGCTCAAGGCCAACATCTGGAAACTCAACGAGGCGTTGGCCGAAACCGCGGTGTCGGTGCGCCGGGTCGATCATTTTGGCCCGTATCGGGTGGTGGGGTCGTGAATGCCGATCGATGCCGCGACGCTGCGCGTGCTGATGGCGGCTGGGCTTGCCGGCGAGGCGCTGCTGGCGGCGGTGGAACAGATCGACGACTACCGCAGGCAGCTACTGCGCCGCGGCGCGTCGGAACGGCAACGGCGCCGCCGCGACCAGTTGAGTCACGCCGTGACACGTGACGGTGACATTGATTCGGCACAACAAAAGCGGCGCGCTCTGACATCGTGGCCGGCCGACTTTGTGCCGGACCTGCTTCTGACGCCGCCTAGCTGGTCGAATGCTCGGGCGCGGCAGGAAGTGGAACGGTTCCGCGATTACGCCTTGGCCAATGACCGGCGGTATCGCGATTGGGCGGCGGCATGGCGCAACTGGGTGCGCTCGCCATTACAGGTGAAGGCTAATGGAGCACATCGGGAAACGCCGACCGAGCGCGGCGACCGGCTTATCGCCGAAGCCAAGCGGCTTGAGCGCGAGGCCGGACTGTTTGACCATGACGGCAGCGATGACGCTGGTTAGGCGCATTGTCGCCGCCTATCCGAATGGCGGCATGACCATGGGCGACCCGTATTACGGCGCCGCGGCAGCGGCGTTAATGGCGTTCGACCTTGAGGTTGCGCGATCTTGCGCCGACCTCAAGGCCGGCATTGTCACCAGTTCTGATTTCATTCCATCGGCGGCGGCGATCCGCAAATGGTGCGAGGCCCGCGCCAACGCGACGTCGCCGCGGACCCATGCGCTATTGCCGTATCAGCCGGAACCGGATCGATCGCAGCGGCTGAGCTACCATCAGCTTAACGCCAAGTACGGCGACGGCGCTGGCGGCTGGGGCTTGCCGGTGCCGAAGCCGAAGCCGTCGCCGTTTGCTTCGATCGATCAGCTTAAGGCGCTGGCCGGCAAGGCTTGGGACAAAATCCCTGATGCCGACCAAGCTTGATGACTGGACCCGTCGCCGCTTGCGACCCAACGAGGAACTTTATGCCATGGCTCAGGAACGAATGGCTGATGACAACACCGAACGCGCTGGCATGCCGCCGATGCGGGCAGCGCGGCCCAAGAGCGTCGACGCGCCGCCGTTGTCGCAAGGGTCGACCCCGCCGCCGCTTGGCCAAGCGAGCCACGAGAATCTGCGCGAAGCGCTGCAAGCGTCAGTGGATGCCGAAGCTCAAGCGCCGCAGCGCCGGCCGCGGCTGGAACTGCCGGAGCCATTGAACGCCATTCGGGCGATCGCGCGGACCTTGCAACCGTACGATCGCGAGGTGCGGCGCAAGATCATCGACACGGTGTCGGACCTGACATGAAACTCGCCCGCGTGTTCTACGCGCTCAACCCTGAGCGCTGGCTCGACTTTCCGATCGCCGAGGGCAACAGCTTCGCCAACGCGGTGCTGCAATGGCGCACCCAGGGATTCATTCTTGACGCCGCGCTCAACGCCTACGTGCCGTTCGCCGAGGTCAAGGTGGCGTTCCAGATCGAAACTGAATCCACTCAAGGGATGACCAAGCAATGACCGAGAGCTTGCCCCACAAGACCATGAACGCGCTTGAGCGGGTGTGGTGCGCCGAGCGCGCCGAAAGCTTGCCGTATCAGTCCGATGGCGTGATTTATCTGGCGCTGTGCGATGAAGGCCTATTGGAACGCATCACCGTGAACGAGGTCAGTCCGCACACCCTAAAACCGACTGCGGTGCATGGCTTTGGTTTGTCGGCAGCCGGCCGCGCGTTGATCGAACGGCGGCACCGGGCCTATCGGCGGCCCAAGGTAATCAAAAGCAATTTTGAGCCAAAGAAACCGGTCCCAAAGCAATTTTGAGACAAAGCTTTGGCCTATTGGCCGGTGAACGAATGCCGCTGCGGCGCCGGCAGCATCGAGACGCAGATGTCGCGTTCGCTGTCGGCCGTTCTGGCGTGCTGCCATAGGTCGTAGTTTATAGTGCGCTGCATAGCGAGTTCGGTCGCTTGCTTGCTCGCATGCAGCGCAAGCAGCGCCATGGCGACGTTGACGAGGGCGCTAACGAGGGCAACAGCGGTCAGTAGGCGCATGGCATTGTCCTACCGCGAGAAATATTCCGCCCATACCGCCAGGCACGCCATGAACAGCGCCAGCGCTATGAGTTCGGGCGGGCCCAGGTCGCGGATCAAGTCGCGGATCAGGTCGCGGATCAGGTGGCGCATGGCTCAATCCTTCATGCCCGGCACCTTGAGCCCGGCCGCGTGCGCGGCCACGGTCAAGCGCAACAGCTTGGCGACCGGCACTGGAATGGCGCGGTCGCCGTGGGAATACATGAACGCCGAGCGCCGGCAGATGCCCAGCAGGTCAGCGGCGGCTTTGGAGCGGGGTTTCAGGTCAAGCCGGTCAAACAGGTCGTTGTACTCGCGGTCGCGCATGGGCGGTCCTTTCCTTGCTATAGTCGGGCTGTCGTCGCAGGGTGCCGCGTGGCTTGTTAGTCCTTGGCTGGCCACGCCGGGCCGCGACGGCAGGGGCAGGGGCGGCAACCCCTGCCCCACGAGTTCAGGCGAGCTTGATGCCAGCGCGGGCCATGCGGCCAAGGGCGCGTTCGTGGTTGGCGATAATCGCCTCGCATTGCGGGTTGCCGCGGCGCAGGTCTTGCTCGCGGTAGCAGTCCCAGCACGCCACCAAGCCGCGGTCTTTGGCACCGCGGCACAGTGGGCAGGTGGTAGCGCTGCGAATGTGGGGCAGCGGGTCGGTCATTTATTTGCCCTCGACGAATGCTTTGTGGGCTTGCGCCAGTCCGACATTGAGCGGATCGGCGCTCTGCCGATTGGCGTCATAGGCGACCTTGGCGGCAACCCAGCGCCGCAGCAACTCGACGCCGGCCTCCGGCACGCCGTCGCCATAGGTCGCTTGCCACGCCGCAGCCTCCTTACCGTCGCAATATTCCGACAGGCCGGACCATTGCACGTGGCCGCTGTCGTCGAGGTACATGCAGCCACCAAAGCGGCAATAAGTCGAAGCCTTCGGCTTATTCCAAACCTCGCCGGGCCGTTTCGGATTGCTGGTTTGCGACACCAAGCGAAAGCCGCGTTTCGGCGCGTAGTCGAGCCAATAGCGGATTTTGCAACGCAGCGTGAAGCCGTAAGGGTAATCGGCGACGACAAAAGCCGTCGCCGGCGATGTGTGACCTTTCAGAATTTGCATTGACCTGGTCCTTTGGGTTGTGCGGCCGGCAAGCCGCGATCTCATCAGGTGCCGCCTTACGGCACTATGGGGCGAGCTCGCCCCATTTCGATCTAGTCGTTCTCGCGGTCCATCGCGGCGGCTTCGGCTGCGGTCAAGCCGTGAAACGCGATTTGCTCGCCGCGGCCGATGTCGATTGCGAAATGCGCTGTGCTAGAGCCGTGGTGCTTGATAAAAGCCCACAAGCGCTTGAACTTGACCTGTCGCAACAGCGAGCGTTCGGACGGGTCGTCCTCTTGATCGGCGAACATGCTAATTAGGTCGCGAACCATGCCGACAAGTTCTTTGCGGGTGGTGCCGCTATACGGGCCGCTGATGTGGTTTGGCATGTAGCAGCCAGCGAGGCCTATGGTGATCGAGTAATGAAACGTGGTCATTGTGGTTGTCCTTTATTGCGGTTCAGCGGGCATCGCCCGAACCTTGTGGGTTAGGTTTAGTAATAGCAGTGCCGAAACACGAAGTTACCATTGTCGTCGCCAGTGACGTAGCCGGTGACGCGCGAGGCGCCGATCATGCAGGCTGCCGGGATCGAAAAGTACGAGTCAGCCTCACCGGTCACGTAGACGGTGCGCCGCATATCGCCAGCGAGGTTTGCCAGGCGGCAATTACGAATTTTGGCCAACGTCGGACCGCCTAGCCATTGCGCGAAATAGAGCGTAGCGCCGTCATCCTGGACCTTGGACACGTCAGCGCGGTATTTTTGCAGGTACGGCATTGTGGTTGTCCTTTCGAGGGGTTAGGGCGCCCGGCATGGACGCCCGGTTGAGGCTATTCGGCGGGAAACAACCGCCAGTCGTCGCCGGCTGCGACCTGCAGGTTGGCGCCTTGCAGCGTGCACAGTTCGAATTCGGAGGCGACACACAACGCCATCGGGTGCCGTTCGCAGTAGAGCCGCAACCGCATCGCGTTCTTAAGCGTGGGGTTTTTGCGGTATTGGATCACGAGTTTCGACATCGGCTTGGTCCTTGTTGCTGGCGGTCCGGCATGAACCGCCCAACGCATTAGTGCACGCTGTGCACCTCCCTGTCAAGCATTACTTTAGCGCTGAGGCTGTCACGCTGTGACTCAAGGCTGTCACGCCGTGACAGAGCCAGCGACTCGGCCGGCGAAATGTAACAATATAACAGTCAGCATTGCTTACCTATTTTGTGCCATACTTTCAAAGGCTTATCGAGAAACCCAATAGAATCCGTGTCAAGTGGGGGGTCGCCGCAAAAACCAGCGCCACCTTGCAGAAAAAAGGTTAAGTGATTGAAAGTGTTAGATAAGCTTAAAGCGATGCTTTACGGCCGAGGCGCCACCGAATCCGAAAAGCCGTGCTAAAATAAATCTACTTCCCCCCGCCCAAGGGGGCGCTTTCTACCCTACCCCTCCCTGCCTTCCTACCTTCCATGTGTATAGTCCGTTTAGCGCAGCACGTAGCGATAGCGGAGTGCGAGCACAAACGGATCAGAGCTCCAGCAAACGACTATTCGTAGGGTTTAAGCCGAAGCGTTGAGGGAAGGATTCGGCGGAGCAAGCCTGTTGGCTTCACGTCTGGCTTTTGCCGCACCTCGTGCTCCGCCATGGTGTCGACAACGTGCTTTGCCGGTAACAGCCAACCCGCGACAAAACGCGCTGTTGAGGTACTTTTCGACGCTCTCCGGGCCAAACCTAGCCGCCCGAGCAAGCCGTCCCGGTGTCTTTGCCAGTCGAGCTCCGCATAACCTCTTGATTGGTTTGATGTCGTCGGTTCCGCTGTGTAACCTTCTGCTCCGTCGTGCCATTGGGGCCTCCATGGGTTAGGCCTAGCCGACCACAAACCGTCGCGGTCAGGAGCGGAAACTCAGGAACGAGCCCGGCCGTGCTCCGCTGGTGAAATTTTTATCCCCCCCCGATCCAACCGCAAGCGTTTTTAAGATCGACCTCGCGGTATTCGAGCATCTAATGACTTTACCGCTTGGGCGAGCATTGACCGGCCACTCTCTAGAGGGTTCGTAGTATCCTGGCTTTGTCGGGGACTTTGTCCTGGCGGTCGCGGGTGGTTGTGGTGGTGTCGGAATTCAGTTAAGGATGGCAATGTCACATCACCGCCCGGCCGAAAGCCATCAACCGCGGCATGAACCGCAGGAAACGGTGCCTGCCGGACGGCCGATTCATACCCCGCCCTACGGCGAGCGGTGCCGCAATCCCGATGCCTGCAAGGGCAAAGGCTATTGCCCGCTCGATCCGACCTGCGGCGACTGAAATCGGACGCTGGTACGTCGGTCCGATCGGACGCACGCACGACGGTCCGCCCTGCGGGGAGGTTTTACCCCCTAGTTTGGGCGGCGTATCAAGAACTGCTTGACTGCCTACACGTTTAGGTATTTGCTGGCGTTGGGCGCCAGCTAGGCCGCACACCGAAACCCCGGTCCCGCAACTGGGTTGCCGGCGCCCACCGAGGTGGCGGCTAGGACGGCCATCCGAACCCGCCGGTTTTATGCCCCTCGAAGTCAGCGCCCGGCGCTGCCGCCATCTCGCAATTCTAGGCACCAAGCCAATGAAGCAACGCAAAAAGCCCAAGCGGGCCTATACGTCGATGCGCCGGCTACAGCGCGCGGTCAACGCCATGACCAGGGCGGTGCCGGGGCGTGACAAGGGCCTCGCCGCAACCATTGTCGCCGGCAAAACCATTGTGCAGCAATTCGATCCGGCGTACCGGTTGGGAGCGCTGAGCGCGATATTGACGGTGCTGCTGGCAACCATCGCGGCGGAAATCAAGGCTGAAAGCAAATGACTCCCGCCGACGCCGCCCAACGCATCTGCCCGTTCGCCTCGACCGGCAACACCCGGTTTCACTGCATGGCGCAAGCCTGCATGATGTGGGACGGCGATTTAAGCGATGGCGATTGCAGCCTCGCCACCCGGCACGGCCCCAAGCGGCCGGCACCGCCCAAACTGCCCGCCGCCACCGAGGCGCAGCTCGAGAGCGCCGGTTGGCCAAGTCCCATCGCGCCAAGTTCGCTCGCGCAGCCGTGATTTGGCTAACCGCAGCGGTTGTGTAAAGCTTTGCTTGTCGCGGCGGCTAGGTACTAGACGGGTTTGAAATCCCATCCCAAACCTCACCGAACGACGCTGCGAGTGGTAGCTGCTGTACGTCGCGTTGCCGCCGCGGCGCTACTGCCTGGGAGTATGGGGCGCTTTTTGTTTGGAGTAGCGCCCATGTTCTGGACTCTGTTTGGTTACTGGCTGGCGCTGGTCGCCGGCTGCACCTTTGGTATCCTGTACTGTGGCATGATGGCGCTCGCCGCCGAACGACTGGGCGACCCGCAGTCGAGGCCACCCGACAACGACAATGTCGTCGCCAATATTATTGTGTCGAGGCGCTAGCAGCCGACGTTTAGCAGCCGACCACTTAGGAGCCGACCACGGAGCCGACATTTAGGGAGCCGACCACAATGCCATACTTTGAAGGCAAATGCTCATGGTTCGGTGGCCCCGACGACACCGGGGTGTCGCCGAGCGAAGGCCTCGCTTTCATCTTTGAGCTCGACGACGCGCCGCAGTTGTTTCTCGACGAGCAGCCCGCCGGCACCACCGGCTTGGCCCGCCGGCTCGATCCCGAGGTCAATTACGTCGCCTGCCGCTGGGACTACGACGTCACTCCGAAACAGATGCTGGCCGACCCCAACAATCTGGCGCTGGTGCGCGCCAATGGCGTGGTGCGCCTGGCATGGCCGGCCGACTGGGGACCACATGCCGATACCGGCCGGGCGGCGGATATTTCTCCGGGACTGATGGCGGAGCTCGGCATCACCACCGACGACGTCGTCGAGGTGTACTATCCGGTGCCGACCGGAGTGTCGCGCATCATCGCCCACATGCGTAGAATGATCGCCTAATCCGCCATCGCCTAATCAGGCTTGGCATCCAACAATTTCTCGACCACATCGCACGGCTCGATCACCGTCACCACCTTGCCATCGGTGGTGTGAATGAGGCAGCGCACCTCGGCGCTGAAATGACCCTCGCCGCGCGGCGACCGTACGCTGACAATGTTGGCGACGTTGAGCTCGATCGGCTGCCGGTCTGCCCCGGTCACCGAAATCCATTCATCCGCAGCCAGCAGCCCGGCGATCCACAGGCCGCACCTTAGAACCGTTGCAAACTGCGCCAACTTGTGCATGGCAGCCGGTTGTAGCGGGCGTTCTGGTATTGTTCACCCGATTCGGCGATGGTTTCAGATGTAACTATATCAAGCCAGCGGGTAGAACAAATCAGCAAAAAGGCCCCAGGCAGGGGGCCGGGGCCTTTAAGTCAGTTAACCAAGTGGGCTGTCGGTAAAATCGGCAGGGTCACCGAGGCGGAAACCCCAACCGAGGGCAATAGTACCATGGCCGACTGGAGCATACAATACGACGAGGAAAGCCAACAGTTGACGGTGACATTCCCAAATGACCCCAAGCAGCGTTCCTATGCCTACACCGGCGTGCCGCCCGACATCGCCAAACGCTTCGCCGCCGATGACGACAAAGGCGGATTTTTCAACCGCTACATCCGCGGCTTCTACTAGCGCTATAAACTACGCTCGGCAGTTCGCCGCGGACATCTGACCATGACGCCGCTGTGGTTCTGGAACGTCGCCAAAGCCGACATGGGCGCGTGGGCGCCGGTCTATTATAATTTCGGCGCCTATATGTGGTCGCCCGGCAATGTGGATCATGTGCCTACTTGGCCGTGGCGATTCTCGCACTGGCTGCGCATCGGATGACCCCGGAAACCGAAGCCGCCGTTCTTAAACTCGGCCGCGATCGCTATCTGGCGCATCAGGTGCTGTTCCGCCATCGCCACAACGATCCGACCCCGCAATTCCATCGCGGCTTGATCGAGATGTGGCATAATCGCGAGCCGTACGGCCTGGCGATGGTGTTTCGCGAAGGCGGCAAGTCGACCATCGCCGAGGAAAGCTTCATCATCGGCGCCGGCTACGGGCTGTTTCATAACGCCATGATTATCGGCTCGACCGAAAAGAGGGCGTGCGAACGCTTGCGCGCTATCAAACATGAAATCGAGCACAACGAACTGGTTTCGCTGTTGTTCGGCCGTCTCGTCGGCACCACCTGGAATGAGGCAGAGGTTATTCTATCAAATGGTGTGCGGATCATTGCGCTTGGTCGAGGTCAGTCGCTACGTGGAACCAAGCATCTGCACTACCGTCCCGATTTCTGCTTTTGCGACGACATCGAGGAAACCGAGAACGTCGCAACGCCGGACGCCCGCGAGGAAACTTTAAGCTGGTTCATGCGCGTCGTGGTGCCGGCGATGGACAAGCACGGCCGCATCAGAGTCAACGCCACCCCGCTCGATCGCGAGGCCTTGCCCTATAAGCTGCAACGCCAACTGCAATGGCCGACCATCGCGGTGCCGATCGAGTTCATCGACGAACATGGTATCCGTCAAGCCGCCTGGCCAAAGCGCTATCCGCTGGAGTGGATCGATCGCAAGCGCCGCGATTTCGAAAGCGTCGGCAAGCTCGACGACTATATGCGCGAGTACATGTGCGTCGCCGAGGACCCCAAACGCAAGTCGTTCACCGCCGACATGTTCAAGGTCGAGCCGCGGGTGCGAACATGGCACCCGACCTATGCGTTTATCGATCCGGCGCGGACCACCAAGTCAACCTCGGCCACCACCGGCTGGGCGGTGTGGTCATGGCTCGGCAATCGGCTGATCGTGTGGGACGGCGGCGGCAATATCTGGCGGCCCAACGACATCATCGCCAAAATCTTTGACCTCGACGCCGAATATAAATGCCTCGCCATCGGCGTCGAGGAAACCGGGCTGAACGAGTTTTTAATGCAGCCGATCCGGCAAGAAATGCTGCGCCGCGGCGCCATGGTGCCGGTCAAGCCGTGGAACGCGCCGCGCGACAAGCACCGCTTCATCGAGGCGCTGCAGCCGTTCTTTATCGGCGGCGAAATCAGTTTTGCCAAGGAACTGCCCGACCTGCGCGCCCAGTTCCTGAATTTCCCGTCCGGCCGCATCGACGGCCCCAACGCGCTGGCTTACGCGCTGTTGATGCGCGGCGGGCTCGCGGTCTATGACGGCTTTGGCTCCGACAATGTCGCCATCGATCTGCGGCTGCGGCCAACCGAGCCGGCGCACCTCATTCTCGGCGCCCGCAACGGCGTCACCACCGCGGTGCTGGCGCAGTTCTCCCATTCGAGCTTGCGCATCGCCGCCGACTGGATGCGTGAAGGCGACCCGACCGCAACCGTCGACTCCATTGTCAAGGAGGCCCGCCTTGTCCATCAAAATCTCAAGCTACTGGCTGCCCCTGAGCATTGGTCTTATTATAATCATCTTGGGCTGCGTGGTGCTGTGGCTAAAATCCCCGACGAATTGCACCGCGGCGTCGCCCCAGAACTGGGGCGAACTGAACTACGGGGATTGCTTGCAGCGCGCGCCGGCGATGTCGCCGGGCTTCCGGTAAGCCGGCTGCAAGTCGCGATCGACGCCCGCTGGACCTTGGCCGGCTTTGCCGCCGGCTATTGCTTCGGCATC